CGGCGCTACGAGGTGATGTCGCCCGCAGGCGAGCCCGAGTGGCGCTGGTCGGACGTGAACCAGACCACGCTGCGCATCCACACCCGACAGATCGACGAGGAATGACCCCATGCCCAACGGCCACAACCCTGACAGCCGCGACCTGTGGATCGTGGTGAACGAGATGCGCGAGGACGTCGCGGAGATGAAGGGGATGCTCAAGCTCCACATGAGCGACCCGAGTATCCACCATCGCCCGCCCTGCGTGCAGGTGCATGAAGTGCAGAAAACCATCCTGGCGGCGGCCGGGGCTTCGCTGCTGGCTTTGCTGGCGGCCATCGGCTCCATCGCCGCCGCCCTTTTGAACTGAGGTAACCAACCATGGCCACCGTCACCGCCATCGCCAATGCCGTCGCCGCCAAGCTGAACGCGGCCGAGTTCCCGCAGGAGTTCGCGGCCGAGGTCGTCTTCCGGCCGATCTTCGACCTGAAGAACCTGCGCGACCTCAAGGTCTCGGTGGTGCCGCGCGCGGTCAACTTCGCCCGCGCCAGCCGCCAGGCCAACTCGCGCCTGGTGCAGATCGACATCGGTGTCCAGCGCAAGCTCGCCGACGAGGCCGACATCGAGTCGCTGCTCGAGCTGGTCGAGGCGATCACCCAGTGCTTCGGCATCGGCAGACGGTTGCCTGACTACCCGGAGGCGCTCTGCGTGGAGATCGAGAACGAGCCGGTCTACGCGCCCGAGCACATCGAGCAGTACCGGCAGTTCACCAGCGTCGTGACCCTGACCTTCGAGGTGATTCGATGAACAGCATGATCATGCGCCGAATCGAGGTCACCGCCGACTACCGCCCCCTCTCGGATGCATCCCTGGTGGGATCGTTCGAGATCAGCTCCGTGCCAACCAACGCGGCCAGCGTGTTCTTCCAGGGCGACGACGGCAGCGACGTGCCGTGGGTGCCCGGCGAGTACCACGCCGTCTACCGGGTCGACCTCTCGCGCATCCTGGTCAAGGGGACGCCGGGCGACCAGGTCACCGTCATCGGAGGGACCTGGTAATGGGCTATTTCATCGCATCAGGCACCATTCCCGTCCCCGGCCCACAGGGCCCGCAAGGCGAGCCTGGGCCTCAAGGCCCGCAGGGCGCTCCCGGTCCCGTTGGCCCGCAGGGAGACACGGGGCCACAGGGGATGCCGGGCCCGAAGGGCGATACCGGCGCGACCGGTCCCCAAGGGGAAGCAGGAATCGTCGGACCTCCCGGTCCCCAAGGCGAGCAGGGACTGTCCGGTGACGTCGGGCCGGTCGGACCTCCGGGGCCACAGGGAGACCAGGGAATCCCCGGTGGAGTCGGACCCGCAGGTCCGCAAGGTCCCCTGGGGGAACAGGGACCAGTTGGTCCCCAGGGCATCCAAGGCGAACCAGGTCCGACAGGGCCACAAGGCCCGCAGGGCGAGCAGGGGCTGCCCGGCGACACAGGGCCAGTCGGCCCGCAAGGCCTACAGGGCGATCCCGGCCCGATTGGGCCTCCGGGACCCCAAGGAGACCAGGGAGTGCGTGGCGACGCCGGACCAGCAGGTCCGCAAGGCCTCCAAGGGGAACTGGGACCGGTCGGTCCCCAGGGCATCCAGGGCGATCCCGGTCCGGCCGGGCCGCCCGGCCCACAGGGCGACCCCGGCCTCGACGGGCTCAACGGCCTGCCCGGCCCCGCAGGGCCGCCCGGTGCGGATGGCGACACGGCCATCGAGGTCTCTGCGCTCCCTGTCGAGCCGGTCGCGCACCGGCTCTACCGGCTGACCGCCCTCGATCCCGTCGCGAAGGGCGCGCCCGGCTACTACCGGCATGACGGCACGGGCTGGATGTGCTTCGGCCATGCGTCCACCTATCCGTGGGGCAACACCGGGGCGAATCCGGCCTTCCCGGTCATTCCGGGCGCGAAGATGACCTGGTCCCAGGACCAGGACATCGTCGCCGCCACCATCTCGTTCTCGCGCCCCGGCGTGTTTTCGGCGATGAAGACCGGCGCGGGGGCCTTCCCCCTCCCCACCATGGCGAACCGCATGGCGCGTGAACTCTACGAGGGGGCGTGGGCCGATGCGTCGGCCGCCCTGGCGCACATCGTCATCGAGGACGACGGGACCTACTTGATCTGCGCGGCGGCGGAGGTGTCCCCGTGAGGAACTTCCGCGACATCCAGGCGATGATGGCACGGCGGCGCAACCGCGTGTCCTGGCCGTGGATCAACGTCGATCCCGATGCCGATCCGCCGCCGCCTGCGGGGGGCGGCTACTACACCGTCGTCGATGTCTGGCACGCCTGGATGTGGGTCGACGGCCTGAACGTCCCCACCGGCTGGACCGAGGATGCGTCCTGGTTTCTGCGCACCACTGCCGAAGCGGCCTACTTCCACCTTGGCACCGGGCGGTGGGTGTACTCGGGGAACCGCGAGATCCACTGCCGCTGCCACGGATCGGGTCCGAGCTACTCGTGGGGACTGGCCCGGCTCAATGGCGTCATCGAGCAGGAAGGCGTCTACGCCGTCTACGACCCGGATTCGAGCGCCTTCTTCTGGTATGTCGGCGATCCAACCCGCCCCGGTGAGGATGTGTACGCCTACTGCCTCGCGGAGGCGGACACCCCGCCCATCGCAACCTGGAATTCCCCCTGGTCCGTCCCGACCTTCCAACTCTGGCAGGATATGCCCGTATGATGAAGCCCGACTACAACCTGGCAAAGGGCCTCGCCGAGAGGGCGAACGCCTGCCCGCCTCCTTCTCCTGGCCGACCAATGCGCCTGGCCGACCTGGATGTTCTCGTCGCGCTCTACGGGCAGAGCCCGACCCGGGCCCGTGCCACGGCTCGGACCTTCGCCCGCTGGCACGCCCACCAGGCCGCCATGCCCCGCGTCCTCTGCGCCTGGTGCTACCGGGACGGGCACGAGCCCGCAGACCTGGCGACACTTCCCGACTACGGCTGGCTGGAGCGCGTGCGGTTGCCCGAATACGACCTGGACGACGGGATTTTCCGCAAGGAGGGTCTGCTCAACCTGCTCATGGCCGAACACGTGGCCGCCCCCTTCGTGCTCACCATCGACTCGGACTGCTGGAGCCCCGACCCGCACTGGTTCAGAAAGGTCCGGGACCGCCTGGCCGGGAACGCCCGGCACGTGTTCCAGCCTTTCCGCGTGATGACCGACACGGCCGAGTCGCTGCCGCTTCCGAGCTGGTCCAGCCAGACGCTTCCCGGCATGCCGCGCGACCGCGCGCTCCAGCCGGGCCTGGGCTGGGCGTTCACTCGCGCCTGGGCCGACCTGCACAACGGGCAGACGGTGTTCAACCCGTGGCTCGTGACGGGTTCCGGCGACTGCATGTTCATCCTGGAGCACTTTCCGGGGGACAGGGGCCGGGCCTTCGCGGAGCGCCACCGCCAATACCGCTACTTCTGTGCGTTTCAGCGGCGGGGGCTGCCTGATGGCACGCTCACCTGCATCCCGGTCGACGTCCGGCACGAGAACCACACCGACCGCAGTGCCGTGCCGGAGCAGTGGCGGCGGAAACGCTACTGCGACCGGGCCTACCACTGGTCCCGGGTTGTCCTCGACCTCCTCGGCGACCTGCGCGACCACGTCGTCCTGGACGCACACGGAGTCCCCATGCCGATCGAACCGGACGGGGTCTTCGTGCGCGTCCTGCGCCGCAAGCCCGAGATGCAGGACCGCGAAAGTACCGAGGCCATCGTGGCCGAGGAAACCAACGCACAACCCCGAAAGGAGGAAGAAGCAACCCCATGATCCGCATCAAGGCAACCAGTCGATTTGAGGAGCGGGGCATGCGGCGGCGGGCCGCCGAAGGCTCGATCCGCTCCCTGGAGCACGCCGGAGCGGCGCTGCGCCTGACCGCCAGGCGGAGCATCCGGCGCTCCCGGAAAGCCTCGCCTCCCGGCCAGCCGCCCCACACGCGGCGCGGACAGCTCAAGCGGGCCGTCCGCTACGTGGTGGAGAAGGAACGCGAGCGCGTGCTCATCGGCCCGGCCTACACGGTCGTGGGCCGGTCCGCCGCCGCGCACGAGTTCGGCGGTCGCTACAAGCGGCAGGTGTACCCGAAACGCCCGCTGATGGGCCCGGCCTTGATGAAGATCAGGAGCCGACTGCCCCGGATGTGGGCAGACTCGATCAAGGCATAGGAAGCAGTCAACCGGGCGGGTTGGAACCCGCCCAAACCAACCCCAACGACAGGAGAACAGAACCATGTCCATCAAACTCGGTATGGAAGCGAAGCTCTACTACGGCGCGGCGGGTGCCACCGCCACCACGGAGCTGACCAACGTCAAGGACGTCACCCTCAACCTGGAGTCCGGCGAAGCCGACGTGACCACGCGCGGCAACTCCGGCTGGCGGGCGACCGTCGGCACGCTGAAGACCGGTTCGGTCGAGTTCGAGATGATCTGGGACTCGGACGACGCGGGCTTCGCGGCGATCAAGGACGCCTACTTCAACAACGAGCCGATTGCCCTGGCGATCCTCGACGGGGCGGGCGGCGAGGGGCTCGACGCCGACTTCTCGATCACCAACTTCAGCCGCAAGGAAGCGCTGGAGGAGGCGATCACCGTCTCGGTCACGGCCAAGCCGACCTACTCGACCCGCGCCCCGGCGTGGGTGGAACCGACCCCGTAACCGTTCCCGGCGGGGCGGGCGGTCGCGACCCGGCCGCCCGCTCCGCACCCCGATCCCAACCGGAAGCAGGAGACAGAAGCGATGAAAACTTTCAAGGACAACGCGGGCCGCACCTGGACGGTCAGCGTCAACGTCGATGCGATCAAGCGGGTGCGCAGCGCCCTGGACGTGAACCTGATGGCGGCGGTGGAAGGCGAGCTGCTCGAACAGCTCTCCTCCGACCCGGTGCTGCTCTGCGACGTGATCTACGTGGTGTGCAAGCCCGAGGCCGACGCCCAGAACGTGAGCGACGAAGACTTCGGGCGGGCCATGGCGGGCGACGCCATCGAGCACGCGACCACCGCGCTCTTGGAGGAGCTGGTCGATTTTTTCCCCCAGGGCAAACGCCGGGTCCTGCACAAGGCCCTGGCGAAGCTGCACTCGGTGGAGGCGCGGGCGGTGGAGTACGCCCAGGCGAGGCTGGACGACCCGGAACTGGAACGCCGGATCGAGGCCGCGCTGAACTCGCCTACCGATCCCTCTTCGAGCTTGCCGCCGTCGCAGGAGTAGACCCGGGCCCGCACACCCTGCGGGAGCTGCTCTGGATGTCGGAGGCGAAAAGCCGGGATGCCTGGCGGCACACGGCGGCGATGATGTCGCTGGTGGCCAACGTCAACCGGGACCCCCGGAAGCAGCGCCCGTTCAAGCCCGAGGATTTCAACCCGCACGAGCAGAAGCCGAAGACCGTGATCCGGGGCAAGGGCCTCCGCATCCTGCGGGACGTGTTTGTGAAGAGTGAACCAACCAACGAAGCGAGTCGATAGATGCCATCCAGTGCCGACATTCGAGCCGGAGCCGCCTACGTGGAGTTGTCCGTCAACAACTCCGCGCTGGTGCGCGGCCTGAAAGCGGCGCAGAAACGGCTGAAAGGTTTCGCCAGCTCCGTCAGCGACGTGGGCAAGCGCATGGTGCTGCTGAGCGGCATGATGGCCATGCCGTTCGTCGGCGGGGTGAAGGTCTATGCCGACTTCGAGCAGCAGATGGCCAACGTCTCGACCATGCTTGCCGAGCCGGAGAAGCACATGCCGGGCTTCCGCGAGGGCATCCGCGACATGTCGGTCGAGTTCGGCGAGTCGACCGAGACGCTGGCCAAGGGGCTCTACGACATCCTCTCCGCCTCGGTGCCCGCCGAACAGGCGCTGGCTGTGCTGGCCGCGTCGGCCCGGGCCGCCAAGGCCGGACTGACCGACACCGGTACCGCCGCCGACGCGATCACCACCATGCTCAACGCCTACGGGCTCGGGGCCGAGCGCGCCGCCGACGTTTCCGACTGGCTGTTCAGCATCGTCAAGCGCGGCAAGACCACCTTCGGCGAACTCGCGCCCAACATCGGCAAGGTGGCCACCATCGCCGCCTCGGTCGGGGTGGGCATGGACGAGCTGGGAGCCAGCATCGCCACGCTGACCCGCAGCGGCATCCAGACCGAGGAGGCGATCACCGCCATCAACGCGGTGATGTCCACCTTCCTCAAGCCGTCCGCCGAGGGCGCGGAACTGGCCCGGCAGCTTGGCTTCTCGCTCGACGTGGCCACCCTCGAGGGCGAGGGCCTGATCGGGGTGTTCAAGCGCATCAGCCAACTGCCGCCCGACGCCATCGCCACGCTCTTCCCCAACATCCGCGCCATGAAGGGTGTGCTTCCCGCGCTGCGGAACATGCAGGGCTTCGCGGAGGACGTGGCGGCCATGGGCAACCGCGCCGGGGCGACCGGCGAGGCCTACGGCAAGATGACCAACACCCTGGCGCACAGCTTCGCCCAGCTCAAGCAGGCGGCGCTGGTCGTGCTCTCGGTGATGGGCGAAGCGCTGGCCGAACCGGTCGGCAAGGCAGCCAAGGCGCTGACCCGCTTCGGCAAGATGCTCCGCGAGCTGATCCAGAACAACAAGGGCCTGGTCATCGCCGCCGTCAAAGTGGTGGTGGCCGTCGGCGCACTCGGCGGGATGCTGGTGGCGGTCGGCTCCTCGGCGGCGGTCCTGGCCTTCGCCCTCGGGGGCCTGGCCTCCATCGCCTCGGCGGTGGGCACGGCCATCGGCGTCATCGGCAGCGTGCTCGGCGCACTGCTCACGCCCATCGGCCTGGTCTCCGTCGCCGTGGTCGCGCTGGGCGGCTATCTGGTCTATGCCTCCGGTGTGGGCGGCAAGGCGCTGGCCTGGCTGGGCGAGCAATTCGCCTGGCTGCGGGAGGTCGCCCGTGAATCGTTCAAGGGCATCGGCGACGCCCTGGCGGCCGGGGACATCCAACTGGCCGCGCGCATCCTCTGGCTGTCGCTGAAGCTGGTCTTCCAGAAGGGCATGAACACGCTGCTGGGCCTCTGGCTCGATCTCAAGAACGGCATCCTGGAGGTGTGCATCAGCGTCAAGGCCGGGCTGCTCAAGACCTGGCAGACGCTGTGGTTCGCGCTGAAAGAGATCGCCATCAAGAACGGCATTGCCGAGCCGTTGCTCGAGGGCTTCCACCTGATCGAGTTCGGCTGGCTCAAGGTCACCCAGGCCATGGGGCAGATGTGGATGGAGCTGGTCAGCCTGATCTTCAAGGCCTGGAACCGGGTGCAGTCCGGCATCAAGAGCGCCCAGCAGTGGATCGGTGAAATCGCCATCGACGTGATGGGCTACTTCGACGAGAGCCTCGACACCGATGCCGCCAAGCAGATGCTGCGCGACGACTACGCCGGGGAACAGCGCCAGCTCGACGCAGAGATGGCCGCCATGCAGGACCAGATCGAAGCCGACCGGCGCGACATGAAGGCCCGCCAACAGGCCGAGGACTCCGCCCTGGTGGACCGCCAGGGCGAACGGGTGGCCGAACTGAAACGCCAGGAGGCCATCGGCAACCAGGGCCGTCTGGCCGAGATGGAGCAGGCGCGTCGCGATGTGGACACGGCCACCGCCACCGAGCGTTCCGCGCTCGACGAAAAGGCCGCCGCCGATCTCAAGGCCTCCGCCGAGGCGCTCGAACAAGCCCGCGCGGAATGGAAGGCGGCCATTGCCGAGGCCGCCCGCAAGCGGGGCGAAGCGCGCGACCGGGAACCGGGCAAGCCCGACGCCAAGAGCATCGACGCGCTGATCGACCGCGTGCAGGCCGCCGCCCCGGCGCTGGCGGGCGGCAAGATCGAGGTGCAGGGCGCATTTGACCTCGCGGGTCTCCGGGCCCTGGCCGCCGCCGGGGCCTCGGACACCGTCGCGGCCAACACCGCCGAGATGGTCCGGCAGCAGAAACGAACCAACCAGAAGCTGGACGACCGGAACGACTCCGGCCTGGCTTTCCTGTAGGAGAAACGTGACCGATGGCGCGAGTGGAACAAGCCTTCTTCGACCGCACGCAGTCGATGAACAACTACGGCAACTACGTCACCGCCGACGTGCCGTATTTCGTCTTCGACGCCCTCGACGAGGACGACGCGGTCCTGGCGGTCCACGGCTATAGCAGCGAGTGGTTCAGCGGCCTGCGGCGGGACGCCGTAGAGGTCGAGGAGCGGATCAACGAGACCACCTGGAAGGTCGCGGTCCGCTACCAGCAGATGAACACCACCGAGGACGGCGACGATCCCGAGACGGTCTACACCTTCGACACCGGCGGCGGCACCCAGCACATCACCCAGTCGCTCTCGACCCGCAACCGCTACCCGGCCAGCGCCCCGGACTACCAGGGGGCCATCGGCTACGACGGCGATAACGTCGCGGGCGTCGACATCATCCAGCCGGTCTACAACTTCACCGAGACCCACTTCCTGCCGCGCTCGACCGTCACCCAGAGCTTCCGCAACGCCCTGGCCCGCAAGACCGGGATGTACAACAACGACGGTTTCCGGGGCTACGACCCCGGCGAGGTGCTGTTCCTCGGCGCGAGCGGCGTCCGGCGCGGGGACGGTCGCGAGGACCTCTGGGAGATCACCTACCGCTTCGCCGTCTCGCAGAACCGCTCGAGCTTCACCGTCGGCGGCATCTCCGTCGCCACCAAACTGGGCTGGGACTACATGTGGGTCCGCTAT